TCCTTGTCTTCTGCCGCAGTGCGGCGTGGGGTTGATTCTACGCTGAAGTGTTGATTGCTTCTACGACTGCCACCTCTACTGTGGCAGAGATTGTCAGGTAGTCCTGCTCTGCCCAAGTGTCGGTGCCGATTGCCGTTGAGGTCACGCTCGCCTGTGCCACTGCATCCGTGCCGTCAAGGGTCACGCCGTTGATGAGGCTGTCACGCAGCCAGGTGCGCCACGCCATCAGGTCGGCGTACTTGCGGCCGAGGTCAGCCTGTGGCTGGATGTAGACCGTGGCGTTGATGGTCAGCACAACCTGGCGATTGCTTGCGCCGTAGCTGATCGAGTCGTCGCCTGGGATCAGCACGACGGCTGGGACCACGGCAAGATTGTCTGGCGGGAAGGTGTGGACCTGTCGCAGCGTGTAGCCAGTTGGCGGCGTTGCCGCCGTGAGATGAGCAGCGAGTCCAGCGAGGATGGTGGCGTCGTTCACCGAACCAGACCAGCTCGCTTGCGGTATGCCTCCAGCAACACTTGCGCCTCTGGATGGAGCGCGCGCGTCTGGCGCAGGATGCCGCCGAGGTCAGCGGAGCCGATCACGCCGAACGGCGAGGTGCGCGATGACCAGACTGCACCAGCTTGGATTAGTGCGGACTGAACCACGGCGCTTGGAACTGAAGGGAAGCCGAAGACTCCCACAACCTGCACGGCCCGATACACATTCTTTGGGAAGTTCTTTGGGTAGGTCACGCTCACATCGATCTGCGTGTAAGGGAAGCCGTCAAGTGCGGCGTTGCCGGGTGCCAGGTTGTAGTCGGTGCCTGCAGTCCAGGTGGTGTCGTACGAGCCTTTTCCGAGGTCGTCGGTCTTCAGCGTGGTGATGCTCACAAGGTCGTCGGTCAGCACATACTCGTATTCCTCAGCGGTGTAGTAGCGCGTCTCTGTCGCGGTGCCAAAGCCAGTCTTGCGGTCGCAGTAAAGGTCGATCAGCGCGTCGGTTGCATCAAGGACAGACTGCAACGCCGTGTCATCAACGGAGTCAGTGATGCCGATGCTGCTCTTCAACTGCGCGAGTGTGGCGTAAGACATTAGCGACCTCCTGATTGCATAACCATTACTGGCTGGGTGCTTGTCGCAACGATACCGTATAGAACATCAGTCTCTGCAAGCCAGAACTCGTGCAGCGCGCCCTTTGGCAACTCAAGGCCGTTGGCGACGGTGACGGTTGATGGTCCGACAAAGACGGTGTTGGCGCCGGTTGGCGCGTGGAGGTAGAGCCACGACGCTCCGACCTTGCCTGTGGCAATGACCGTAGCGGAAGTTCCAACCGTGACAACCGATCCGTTCAGGCTCACTCGTCTTCCTTTCGTTCACGCCTCGGCAGCGGCTCACGCTTCAGGGTGGCTGTATTGCCCCACCTTACGATGATGGCGCGCTCTCCGTGGCTGGGAGGTGCCTCTGCGTTGATTCTAGCGGCACCCTTGCGGCGTGCCAGTTGCTTCAGGACCTTGAGCCAGTTCATATGCCTCCTAACTAAACAGGGAGCCGAGCCGAAGCTCGACTCCCTGCTGTTCAAGTGCTACGACCTAAGACTTAGGCAGCGGCGTTCTTGAGGAACTTGACCGCATCCGCCTGGACGAGGTTGGTCGCACCGCGAACGGTGGCCTTGTACGAGATCAGGTCGGTGTCCCACGCAAACTCCTTGCTGGACTCGATCTGAACCCCACCGACGATCACGGTCACGATGGACGCGAGGTCGCCGAACAGGATGCCGCGTGCGTTTGCGGCGAAGTCAGCGATTCCACCGGTCGTGTAGACAGGCTTGCCGAGGAGACGATCAACGCCACCCTGACCACCTGGCTGGAAGATCGGCACTGACGAGGAAGTGATTCCGAGGATCGTTCCGATGTTGGTGTCAGTCGTCAAGAAGCCAGCCTTAGCCGCATTGCGGTACTGCTGCTTCACTGAATACTGAAGCCCAACCAGTTCGGCGTAGGTGACCGTCGTTGCCGACGAGCCAACCGCGTACGAACCAGCCGCAGCTGCGACAGCGGTGCCTGAAACGGCGCCGTGCTTGACTGCAACTTCGGCACCCATCTTGTCAGCGATCATCGCTGAAAGATCGAACGCCGCGTCGTTCACCAACTCATTGGTGACCTGAAGGATGATGCCGTACTTCACTGGGGTCAGTGAAAGCGCGGACAGCGTTCCGTCAGACTCGGTGATCTGGGCTGCTTCGGCGAATGAACCTGCGGTTCCAAGAGCCGTGACTCGTGGGAACTGAAGGTTGTTGCCGGTGCTGACATTGTAAACCGTTACAGCGTCAGCGTTCAGGAATGGGTTGATCTGACCAGCGACAACATTCACTCGCGTGAAGATATCGACTGGGTTCCCAAGACCACTTGCGCGGGAGACATCGCGCTTCTCAAAGGTCTTGGACCCGCCGTTGCGGCCAAGCTCTCGGAGTTCTGCGTTGTCGTCGCGGTCAGCCTTCGGAGCGATCACAGCAGCGAACTCGGCACGAGCTGCGTCAGCCTGTGAACGAGCCTCTGTTGCGGCCTTCTCCGCGCGGATTGCTTCAGCGATTGTGCCAGCCTCTGCAACGAGACCGTCAAACTGCTGCTTGGCGTCACCCTCTAGAACTCCACCCTTCTCGGCGAGGTCCGTGGCGATCGCCTGAGCCTGCGTGAGCAGGTTCGCTCGCTTGTCAGCGAGTGCGTCGTATGCCATTTGTTTACTCCTTTGCGTCACTTGGACGCGCTTCTATGCCTTGTTGTTGCTATTGCGACTCATCAAGCGGGATCGTCGTTGCGTGGGCTTGCCTGCATCGGGCAGCGGGACGCTGACTTCGTGGCTTTAGAGTTCCTGATCCATCAGGCGCTTGGTCTGCAACATCGCCAACGCAACAGACGGATCAACTCCGACTGGCTTTGGCGCGAGCCTCTCGCGCACCTGGTCAATCACCTTGAGGTCATCTTCGGTGAGCGGTTGCGCTCCCTTGATGGCTTCAAGCGTATTCATTAGGCGGTCGCCGTCTACGCCGAGCTTGTCAGCGGACACCTTGCGAACAGCCGTGAGACCAATCGTTGCCGGGTAAGCAGGAGTCTGCCCAGCGGACAGAACGCTCACCTCAAACAGGTTGATCTCGTTGAGTGTGCGAACAGCCTCTTCCCAGACATCGCCGTTCTTTGGAATGGAGAATCCGAAGGACATCCCCATTGAGCGAGCCTCGTGCGTCAGCTTGCTGATCACGCTTGCTGCATCTGGATCGGCTGGGTCCAACTTCGCCTCAACCTTCAAGCCGCGTGCATCCTCAGTCAGTGTCAGGCGGCCGCTTGCGGTCGTGGCAAGTGCGCGTGTCTCGTCGTGACCGAAGAGGAAGGAGATCATCTTCTTGCCATCGGCGACGCGCTTCAGCGTGCGGCTGAAAGCGTTTGGCGCGATGATCTCGGTGAACTGCATCCCGTCGGATGGCGTGTTGAAGAGCGCGGCGTAGCCGGTAAAGGTCTTCTGCCCATCCTCACCCTCGGTGACGGTGAAGTCGCCCATTGGAAGTGCGCGAGTCTCAAGTTCCTTCAAGTCAATGATCTCCCTGTCTTCAAGCGCGGCAACGATGCCTTCTGCCCATCGTACAACGCGGTCGGCGCCGTCTGATTGTGTGGGGTTTACGCCCCAGAGGTAGGCGGCCACAGCGCCGGGTCCTGGGAAGTTCTCGTTGGATTCGTCGCTGTTCTGCGGTACGCCTTCCCAGTCCACGCGGTGTCGCGCGATCCAGGCGATCATCCTGCGCGCCTTCTCGTCGCTGACGCTGCCACCTGCCAGGTCGCGTGCGTCGCTGATTGTCTGCTCGACCAGTCCGTCGCCGCCGAGTCCTTCGGCGTAGTAGGCGAGTCCCTTGTCGGCTGCGCTCTGGATGTAGGCGGGAACATCAACGAGAGCGCGGATGGCGTTCTGCTCCTCGGTGGTGTCCATCGTGGAGGCGATTGCCTCGTCTGGAGTTAGCGCCTCAAGCCCCAACCCACGCGCCATTGCTCGGACATCGGCGTCGTTGTCTACGACCATCTCAATGTTATCGGCGCCGAACTCTTCAATGAGCAGCTTGTACTTGTATTCCTTGAACGCCAGACCAGTGGCGAATGGCGTTCCCTCAAAGTCATTCAGATGTACGGCCTCAACGCCAGCCACCTTGTTCTCCTGAAGCCAGGCGCGCGTCTCTTGCAGTCGGTCAATGCTGCGTGCGCTTACGACGATGACCTGCTCCTCGCCGCTCATCACCTGCTCGTTGAGCCAGTCGATGTAGGGCTGATTCGGCGTGTCGCCAGTTGTCGTCAGCGTGCCGTCAATGTCGGTGATGATGTAGCTCACGCTTGAGGCTCCTGACCAACGACGCCGATGTTGAGTGGCTTCCAGTATTCGTCGCCTGCTGGTCCGATTGGCGAACGGTCCTCAAGTGAGCGCACTTCGTTCAGGCTCAGGAAGCCGTTGTTCAGCGCGGTGCTGTAGGAGTTGTATCGCTCCTGCGTGGTCGCGCGGAGCAGTCCGTCTAGGGTGAACTTCAGGAAGGTCTGCTGGCTGCCCGGCACGAGTCGCTGGAATCCAGCCTCAAGTCGAGCGATGAGTGGGCCGAGTCCGAGACGCAGCCACTCAATGCCGATCAGTTCAACCGAAGCGTAGGAGGTGTTGCCGCCTGGCACCTGAAGCATATGCAGCGGGATGCCGTAGAGCCGCGCGATGGACTCCACGCCGTAGTGCATCGTCTCAATCAACTGCAAGTCGGAGACCTTCGCGCCGAGCTGCTGGAAGTCTGCACCGCCGGTAAGGACGGCAACCTTGAAGGCGTTCTTGACGCCACCGTTGCGGCGCGAGAATCCGTTGCGAAGTGCGTCAGCCTGGTCCTGCGTCAGTTCGCCTGGAACCTTCACGATGCCGCCAACGCTTGCGTTGTTCTCGTAGAACTTCGCGCTGAAGAGCGCGGTTGCGCTGGCAAGTCCGAGGGTCACCTTGTGATGCTCGATTGGCGACAGGCCGCGAAGCGACTCGCCAGTGCCGAACAGTGTGATGTGAACGATGGAGTCGGCGCCAAGCACCGTCTCGCCGTTGGTGGTCTTGATGTGATACCGCGGTTCGCCCATCTCGTTCTGGGTGACATCAACCTTCTGAGGATCAAGGACACGAGTCTCAACGACATCGCCGGTGCGATTCGTCAGGAACAGGACAAAGGCGTTGCCGTCTAGCAGCAGGCTGCTGACGACGCGATGCTTGAAGTCAAAGGATGTGAAGTTTGGGTTGTTTGGTAGCGGCGTGTCCATCCAACTTGGGCGTGGTCGGTATGGTCGGCGGGTGCCGTCAATGCGGAGGAAGGTATCCCAACTTAGCGCAGCCACTGTGTCGCTGTACAACTTGACGGCCGCATATACGGCTCCGATGCTCGTGGCATTGTCTTGATTGACTGAGACTCCAGCCTCGGTCATTGTGTCGGCGATGAACCATCGTCCTCCGATAGTTCGCTCCTCGGATTGCTGGCGCCCTAAAAGGCGATCAAGGATTCCCATTTGTCTCCTTACAGTTCAATCCACTTCACCTCAGCGCGCGGCTTTGGCGCCAGTGCGTTCCCAAGTGTACCCGCTCGGCTGTGTGCCATCAACGCAGCGACCAGAAGGTCGATGCGCTTGAGTGAGGTCTTGGACTCTTTGCGAATCATAAGCCCATTGC